AAAGAAGAGTACTTAAAGAATGCTCAAGCTCAAATAGATGAAATATAATATGCAACAAAGGATATGCGACTGCCAACTTAGGATTGGCGGTTGCTATTGTAAACTAGAAGAATATGACAAAGGAACAATACGAGATAGCGAAAGAGATAATAACACAGGTAAACAAGTACTTCGAGACCGACTGCAGAATCAAGAGCAGAAAGATTAACATAGTTAGACCTAGAATGTATGCTTGTAAGATAATAAGAGAGCTTACTAGTATGAGGCTTCAAGATATAGCAGACTTGTTTGGTCAGAATTACGATACAGTTATACACTCTATAAAAGTGGTAGATAGTGATTTACAGTTAAACTCGAAATACAGAGAATACTACCTAGACATAAGGTCTGTTATGAAGTCTTCAGATGTTTATAAGAATAGCGAACTTATCAAAAGCAGTAAGAGGACTGAGTTAGTTCAGGATATTAATAATATACTTATGGGTAAGAGTTTAATTAAGTTACAACAAATATTAAAAACAATAAAATAATGAATATAAGAGAAAAACAATTAGAGATGTTGGAATCAGAAGAACACGAGAGAAGATTAAGAACTATAGCTCAGAATGGTAATAGTGGCTTAAACTACGAGCAAGATATGTTAAGTGGCTTTAATAAGTCTATTAATGATACTAAAGTAGAAGCTGAGGTAATTAAACCTGTAGATAAAGCAGCACAAAGGAAGGCTATACCAGTTTACTCAGGCTTTGTCTCTTACTTCCCTAACGCTATGAAGGAAGTTGCAGAATGCTCTTATAAGGCTAATAAACAACATAACGGAGATGAGCCATTACATTGGGCAATGGAGAAGTCTAAAGATGAACTAGATGCTCTTATGAGGCATTTAATAGACCACGCTTCTGGAGTAGATTGGGATGATGATGGTATAAGACATTTAACCAAGGTTTGCTGGAGAAGTTTAGCTATGTTAGAAAGAACATTAACTAATAAATTTTAGTTATGTATAGAAGACAGATGATAGATTATATTATAGACCACTCTACAGAAGTTAAAGATATTAATTACTATCTAAGCTTAGCATACCTAAGTGAATTACAGTTAAAGTTAAGAATAAGAATTATAAGACAAAAACATTTAACAAATTAAGATATGAGATATAAAACATTATTTGTAATACTATATACAGCAGTGTCTATGGTTTACACAGGATATAAAATAATAGAGTTTTTAGGTAGAGAATTGTTTAACTATATATATTATTAATATGACTAACTGGACTACAGAACAATTAAAGAACCTTAAAGAAGTAACTAACCATAAAGTAATATATGATGGTTATGAGTTTGTATGGATGTCTAAACCAGATGATACTTGGTCTAGGCATTACATAAGTAACTTTGAAGATTATAATAAACCTATGTCCTGGATACATCATCATACATATAATTGGGGTAAAGAATATAAACAAAGACAAGAGAAGTATTTAGCAGATATGAGAAGAAGCTTAGATATAGATGTTAAGATAAGAGAGATAAGTAGAGAAGCTAAAGTAAAGACTAAAGAGAAGGTTAGAGAGATAGTAAATCTAAAGCCAAGCATAGCTAATAAAGATATAGCAGAAATACTTGGAGTAACAATTAAGTCAGTAGAATACCATAAAAGTAACATATAGAAAAAGTTTAGGGTAGGTTAGTGATGCTTACCCTAAAGAATTATTTATTAAACACTAATAACCAGTAAGTTACAAAACAGTAAAAACACCCCTATAGAACCTTTTTAGTATTTGTTTGAATTCATTGAATTGAGTTACTACACATCCCACTTATTCATATTACGTTGAATTCACTTAATCGACTTACTACACCTATAGCATATTCATATTACGTCAATACATCACTCCTAAGCTATTATAATATTTATCTGGTATGTTAGTATAGGTTGTTAGATTGTAAGCTGTTAGATGATATTATAAATTGGTTTTAACATTCATATATATACCTCCCATATATTACCTACATATCCCAAAATATTCGCAGTACTTTTTAAGTAGCTATTAAGCATAAAAAAACCCCCGTTAGGAGGTTGTTTAGTTAGTTAATTAGTTATTGTTTTATATAGTCATCCAATCAATGAGATATGTATATTCTTTTTTAGTTATCATTCTATCCTGAAGCAATGTATCGAAACAATCTTTGAAGCTCATTGTATTTATTGTTTCTTGCCAGTCCTTACAATATCCTAATATTTCAAACCTTCGTTCTCTTGTCATATCTTATTTATTAAAGTTGTTATTAAAATCATTATAAAAATCAAAATCGTTTATTTCTAGCTCATTGTAGTGTGCGTTGATGATGTTGTTAATGTTATTCATAGTTTTATATGTTAGTTAATTGTTTAATTCGTTTTGAAGTTTGTTAATTAATTCGCCCACATCTTTACCTAGTTCTGTTCTACCGTACTCTAGATAGTCCTCAACCTTATACAATATGTTTAGCGTTTCTTTAATGTTATTCATTATATAAATTTTTTAGCGTTAAAGTAGTGTTTTATATCTAAATTAGATAAACTGGTATTTATAGTTTTTTTAATGTTGTTACTATCTATAAAAGTAACTTTTCTTTTTATTGGTTTTGATATATTTAAGAACATTTTTATTATTTTATATTGTTTAACGTATAATTTACGTAATTTAAAACTGCATCTGGATTTTTAGTATATTGGGTTGATTCCAATACACCTTTTGTTTCATTATAATAAACAGACAAGATGTTAAAATATGCTAGAGGGTTAATATGTTTACTGACTTCAATTTTTTGCTTTGTATATATCATAATCTCGTTATTATTTAATGCAAAAGTTTTCCTTATTTTAGTGTTACTAGGTAAACTATTGTACGCTTTTTTTAAGTTCTTTTTTGTTAATTTCATTGTTATAATTCTATTTTAAGATTGGTTTTTATTTGTTTTTTAATATCGTCCAATATTTTAAACTTATTGTTGTATCTAGATCTAAAACGGCTAATATCATTCGTAAGGGTAAAATCTACAACACGATTGTTTTCAAGACGGTAAAAAATGAAATCTTTGTTGCTATTTAATATTTTTACAGCTGTTGTAATACTTATTTTTGTCGTCATATTTTTATCTATTTTCGTACTCGTTAAAATCTATTCCTAACCATTCACAAAGCAATTCTTCTTCGAACCAAAATATATCGTTTATGTCTGTTTCTGTTGGTGGTTTTTCGTGGTACAAATCATCTAAGATAAACTCCAATTGCTTTAACTCATTGTATGTAAATTCGTGTTGTTTTGCACCCGACCAAAATTTAAAGTCTACTAAGTTTAATTCTTTTGTGTAATTCATAATATTATTTTTTTATAAAGTTATTTAATTCTTTTACTGTTTTTAATTCAGCCTTTGTAATTTCTAAAGCTATTTGTTGTTTTAAGATACCTATTTGGCTTCTAATATACCAGTCATCTTTTACGTTTGCGTAGTCTAATAATTTTTGGATTGTTTCGTTCATAATTTTAATATTTTATAGTTTATAATTTTAATTTCTAATTGCGTAGCTTGCACCCTTTGCGCAGTCTTTTAATACTTGATTTGCTTTTTTTAACACTCTTTTAATTTTTGCCATTTTATTTATTTTTTAGTTAATATTATTTTTTATTTCAATATACCAATTATATAAAAACTGGCTTTGTTGCAAATCAAGTATATTCACATCACTTAATTTTGTAGCTTTTTTGTTTTTTGTCATATCATCAATGCCTGCAATTTCGTCGTTAATTTCATCAAGTAGACTATTGTAGTCTTGTAAAAATCTTTTTGTTTCTAAGTTCATTTTATTTATTTTTATTAATTATTATTTTTTTTGTTCTTAATACTAATTTAATCAAACGACCTACATTTTTGTCAGTCTGTTACTTGCGCTCGCATTTCAATTCTCTACCTATTTTGTTAGTTTCTAATGTATCTAACTACTTTAGCGTGGTATTGAGTCGGCTACCCTCACTCGATTAAATTAGTATTTTAAAGAACGTAGTACCTAAGTACAATACAAAGATAATACTTTTTTTTAATACCAAACAAATATATTTAAATTATTTTTTATTCATTTTGTATATATAAGGTGCGCGCGTACAACAATCTTTTTTAATACACAAACTTTTGCAAGACTTTTTTTGTTTATCGTATCAATCAATTATATGTATGTTTGCATTATGAAAATAGCCTATACAATAAATTTATTATATAACCAAATAAATTCTTTATTTATATACATTATAAATAAGCAAATCAAATACGGGAAAAATCAGGTGCACCCCCATCATATTAAACGCACCCCATCATATTAAACATAGGGAATTACCCCATCATATTAAACAAAAGACAAATGGAAACACTATTTATTCAAACAGCAACAGAATTAAAAACATTTATGTTAAACACAAAAACCCCATCAAAATTAATTGACAGGATTGTGAATGATTTAATTGACTTATATCCTAATTGTGATTGGTGGATTGAGGAGGGTTGGAAGTAGTACCCCCATCATATTAAACGCACCCCTTCATATTAAACAAATAATTTATATAAATTTTATTAAAACCAATAACTATGGCAACACCAATTATGAAAGTATATTTAGTATTTAAGGAAGAAGGAATAGATGGAATTGATATAAGTAGTGTTCAAGTATTTGAGGAGGAAAGAGATGCTATCGCATACTCTATTGCCTTAGAAACCCATAAAGACTATCATAAAGATTATCATACTGTTCAAATTTTATTAAAAGAGATAATATGATAAAAACATTTTTCATAATAGTGGTAGTAGGATTTATCTATAGTGCAATTATGAAAAAGTTAGACGGATATGAATAACAAACAATCTGTCTTATCTAATTGTGTAAACACCACTATTAATGCCTTGTATTAAGTACATCATTGCATAACGCATTGCATCCATATAGTGGTTAAACTTATCAACAGGTACTTCTCCTTTATCTTTCCAAACGTAGTTGTTAATCTCTCTTATAATACCGTGAGAGTTTCTATCTACTATTATCTCGTAATCTTGCATTAAAGCTATACCAGATAATATACTACCCTTCTTCTTTATAGTAGGTTTTATGTTAAGACCCAATACTTTGAGCTCATTTATTAGTCTGGGTTCTGAGTTATCACATATAATTAAGTCTAAACCACATTCTGACTTATTCTTCATATAGATTTGTGATGTATTTAAGCCTTTCTGACCAAATATCTCTTTAACCCATACCTTTCTAGCATTTTTATCTACAGATATCTTAATTAGGGTCGTTAAATCTTCAGAGAAACCAAAATCCTGTCCATAACAAGTTAGTTCTGTAGGAATATAATCTCCTACCCTCCATTTTCTTATTATAGTACCTTCAGCTTTATTTAACCAACCTCCAAGTATTTGATGCTCATACTTATCTGGTCTTTTCTTCTTCATTGTCATAATTTGTTGCAAAAATGACTCTGATAGGTTATCTTTGTTATCTCTGTAGTCCGTATGTATATAAGTTACATCATTTAAGCTCATATTAGAGCCTCCTAAGACATTTTCTGATTGAAACCAACGTTTGTATATCCAATGCTCTTTAGTTGTCGGATTCATCACTAAAATAACTCTGTTCTGTTTGAGTTGTGAACGTATAGAGAAGTCTATTTTATCAAATGTTTCTTCATCAACTAATTCTTCTGCTTCATCTACTACAAATGTTGTAATACCGTTTAATGATTTAAGTGCTGCTGTTTGGTTACCTGATGAGGTTCTAATACCTTTAAATATTATAGAACTACCTGTCTTTAGATTCATTATCTCATCTTTAGTTATCCTAAAGTCTTCGTGAACTCCCATTAGGTTAATCTTCTCTATAAATTCAGGTATAATAGATGTATGTGCAGAAATCATTGTATAACGTGAGAACAAAACCTTATGACCTTTCTCATAGGTTAGGTTAAGTAGGAATACGTTAATACTAAATGATTTACCAGAACCACGACCTCCAGTTACAACGAAGTATCTTGAAGGTTCTTTAAATAGTGGTATGTATTTATTGTGTATGCTTAATTTACTCATCTTTAGGTGTTACGTCTATAATCTTATCTTTAACTTTCTTACTTACATCACTATCTCCAAAGAAGTTTATAATAGGAGCTTTAACAGTTGTTCCTACATTATCTTTATCTTCTGAATA